AAATATATTGAAGTCTTGGATATTGAAGTTGATCCTAATGATTTTGACCGTACTAAATGTGATATTGAACCTAGTGCAGATCCTTCAGCCTCTAGTGCTGCCGAGAAACAACAAAAAGCCCAAGGTCTTCTGCAAATGATGCAGATGGGACCTGGTATTATTAATCCTATTGAAGTATTTAGTCGAATTCTTCAAGCAGATGAACAACCTAATTGGGAAAAGTTGTTTATGCCTCAGATTCAACAAACTGGTCAACTGCCACCGCCTCCGCCTGATCCCAAGATTATGGCAATCCAGGCAAAAGCACAATCTGATCAGAATAAGGCACAACTTGATGCTCAAGCCCAAGCTCAAAAGAGTGAATTGGATGCTAGAGATAAGGCACAACAAATGGTCATGAGGGCTCAAGAACATCAACAAGAGATGCAATTCAAGCAACAAGATATGGTGCAGAATGCGCAAATCAAAGATGCTGAAAATAAGATTAAGTTGGCTACAGCACAATCACAAGCCAGCCACCAAGCTGCTATGAATCATCAGCAGCTACAGCACGGGCAAGAAGCTCATGCACAAAAACTTCAACAAGCTAAGGAGACTAGCAAATTACAACCGAAATCGACAAGCAAGAAGTAATTGAGTGGAAGCAACACCACATTACTCATGCATTTATTTTGGGCCTTCAAGAGAGGGCCGATAGAAACACTCTTCTGTTAGTTCATACTTCTAACGAAAAAGAAATCTTCAAACGACAAGGATACGTTCAAGCCCTTTGGGATATTTTGGAAGGTATCAAAGAAAATCTGGTGGGGGAAGAATAATGAAAGCCCGTGCCGTTGGTTTTAGACTTGTTGTGAAACCCCTATCTGTGGAGGAAAATGATGCTGTAGTAGCTTCTGCAAAGCGCTCTGGCATTATTGTTCAAGATCAAACTGAGAGGCAAATGCTTACTGGCGTAGACCGAGGCGTTGTCTTAGAAGTTGGTCCAGATGCCTGGGTTGCTTTTAATGCTTCCGAACCTTGGTGCAAAGTTGGCGATCTTATTGCCTATACCAAGAATGCTGGTAAGTTTATTAGGGTTAGTGAAGATGTTAAGGAATCTGTCCTCATTATTAATGATGAGGATGTAGTGTCCCGTTTAGAAGGAAATTAAAATGACTGAAGAAGTTAATAAGGCCGCTGAAGGCGAAAATACCGAGGTCCAAAAGGCCTCGGAACCGTCTCCGTTTGAAGTTCGTGCCCGTGAGATGGGCTGGAGACCGAAGGATGAGTGGGCTGGCGAAGAAGAGGACTTCGTCGATGCTAAGGAATTTGTCCAACGACAACCTCTATTTGAGAAGATTGAATCTCAAAATAGAACCATTAAAAATGTACAAAAGACTTTAGATGCTCTCAAACAGCACTATAGTCAAGTTAAGGAGTCTGAGTATAAACGTGCTCTTGCTGCTCTAGAAGCCCAGAAGGAAACCGCAATTAGCGATGCTGATGGTGCTCGGGCAGTGCAAGTTGAACGTCAAATTCGTCAAGTTGAACGAGAATTTGAACAGGTCAAAAGAGAAGCGCAGCAAGAAAATCAGGCCCCTGAGAATGATCCTCAAGAGTTTGTATCTTGGAAGGCCAAGAATGCTTGGTATGAGAATAAGGAAGAAATGCGAATCTTTGCGGATGCTTATGGCACTAAACTCGCAAAGGAAGGTATGACCCCCGGCGAAGTGCTTCGTGAGGTCTCTAAAAAGGTTCGATCCACATTCCCAGACCAATTTCGTAATCCGAATAAGGATGACGCTCCGGATGTTAGCGTAAGCACTCCGAGAGGTAAAAATACTTCGTCCAAGAGTGACGACTATCCTCTGACGGAAGAAGAACGTCGGATTATGAATACACTTGTCAGAGATGGCACATTGACTAAAGAAAAGTATATCGCTGATCTTAAGGCTATTAAGGCCCAAGGTCGCTAAGAAAGGAAGACTAATATGTCCAGACCCGCAAATACACAAGGAGCAAGTGCTCGCCCCCGTCGTCAACCTGTTGGCACCCGTAATCGATTCCGGATTGCCCAGAAAGAGGATGGTTATGTTTATCGCGTCGTAAATGACCAACCCGGCCGAATCCAAGATCTCTTGGATCGTGGTTATGAAATTGTCCCTAAGGACAAAGTCGAACGGGATGGTGATCGGCGTGTCGATGATCCCAGTTCATTAGGTTCTGCTACTAGTTTCGGTCTTGGTAAAGGCGATCAAGGTGTAGTCATGCGTCAACGTAAAGATTGGTATGATGAAGATCAACTCTCCAAGAATGCCCGAAATGATGAACTTGAACGGGGGATGAAGAAGACAGCGAATGATGCTTCTGATTACGGTAGTTTTACTACTCACATCTCCAAGTAAATAATCTCGCTGTAATTTCTTTTAATTATTTTAATCTAAAGGAAGATTATGGCTAATACTTCTCGGATCTACGGATTCCGTCCTGTCAAGCATACGACAGGCGCTCCGTTTAATGGTCAAGTGAGTCTCTATCAAATTCCTGCCAGCGATAACCAAAACACCTTTGTCGGTGATCCGGTTCTCCTGGAAGGTAACGCTTCTGCTGGTGGTATCGCCACTGTCAAGCGGGCTGCCGCTGGTGGTCCCGTGCTGGGCGTTGTTCTCGGTTTTGTTAATGTGAAGCAAGATCCCGTTACTGGTGCTATGACCAACGGTGCTATCGCTCTTGATACTCCCCAGTATCGAGCTGCTTCTACTGCTCAATATTGTCTGGTCGCAGATGCTCCGGATATTATTTATGAAGTTGAGCAAACAACTGGTGGTTCTGCGTACACGTACCTCCTAGCTGATGTTGGCCTTAATGCCGACGCCTACTATGGTGGTGCTGGTTCTACGACCTCTGGTGTGTCGGCTGCTTCTCTGGATATGTCCACGAAGGCTACGACTGCTACGCTTCAATTCAAGATTCTTGGCACGGTTCAACGTGTTGATAACTCTTCGATCTCTGGTACTGATACTGCAGTCCACGTGCTCGTTCGTATCAACAACGCCACGCTGGGTAATGGTACTGGCGCTACTGGCCAATAAGGAGTAATGTAAATGACAATCACTACCTCTTCGTTTGCTAAGTCGCTCTGGCCTGGTGTTAATGCCTGGTACGGAGCTGCTTACAATGAATACTCTCCGGAGTGGGAGAATCTGTTCGACAAATACACGAGCCGCAAGGCTTTCGAAGAAGATGTCGGACAGTCCGGTTTTGGTCTGTTCCAGACTAAGATGGAAGGTTCTCCGATCGCTTATGACACGGCCCGTCAAGGTTTCACGTCTCGGTACAACCATGTGGTGTATGCCCTTGGTTTCATCGTGACTCGTGAAGCTGTCGATGATGATCTGTATGACACAATCGCTAAGAAGAAGGCCCAGGGTCTTGCGTTCGCCTCGCGGCAAACTAAAGAGACTATTGCGGCTAACATCTATAACCGCGCCTTCAACACCTCGTATGTTGGTGGAGATGGTTCCACACTGCTGGCCGGCCCGGCTGGTGGTTCTGCTAATCACCCCAACATTGCTGGTGGCACCTGGACTAATACTCCGTCGGTAGCCCTGGATATCTCTGAAGCTGCTCTTGAGCAAGCTACTATTGATATTGCTGGTCTACAAGATGACCGTGGTCTGCTCATCAAGGTTCTTCCTGAATCTCTGGTAATCCCGCGTCAACTGATTTTTGAGGTGAAGCGGATTCTGGGTTCTGATGGTCGTGTTGCCACAAACAACAACGATCTGAATGCCCTGAAGGAAATGGGTCTGATTCCCAAGGTTGTTACCAACCACTTCTTGACTGACGTTGATGCTTGGTTCATTCGTACCAATGTTAACGACGGCATGAAGTATTTCGAACGGCGTCCCGACGCCTTCTCGATGGATGAGGACTTTGATACGGAAAATGCGAAATACAAGGCTACTATGCGCTTTGCTTTCGGATGGACTGATCCGCGTGCTCTGTACGGCTCGCCCGGCGCTTAATCCTACTTGGGCCTCGAAAGGGGCCCATTTTAACTAAGGAATATTTATGGCTCTTATTTTTACAGATCCTAATCCGGCCGGCCCGTTCAGTACATTCCAAGTCAAGGATATCCAATGTAAGGTCTTCAAACTCACCAATGCTAATTTTACCACTGGTGGTGTGAATACTCTTGTTGGTGCTCTTCCGGCTTTTGTTTCTATTGTTGGTATGAAGCTGTGGGTTAAAACACAGCTGGCCGGTGGTGGTATTACTGCTGCCACAATTAACGTTGGTACTGCCTCTGGTGGTACTCAATTTGTTAGCGCTTTCACTGCTTTTGGCACTGCAGGTGCTCAATCTATTGTAACCCCGATTAACAATATTTACCAACCTTATAATCCTCCGTATACAACTGGTGATATTCAACTTTGGGTTGGTGGTACTGCTACCACAGGTAATCCTACTTCTGGTGAATTGTATCTCGAAGTCGACTACGTAAACTAACATGAGAGGCAGTGCTAATACCACTGCCCTCTTTTTAAGGAAATTAAATGACTACAGTAACTATTCGCCCATTTGATATTATTACAAATGCTTTAAATGGAGAAGCAGGTTCTACAGTGAATTTAGCAGTGCTTGCTACTACTGCGAATGTGGCTGTAGCCCCTGCTCGTGTTGGTAGCAGAACAATTAGAATTTTTAATTCTGGTACTAACGTTGTTTATGTTAATTTTGGAGACGACAACGTAGTTGCTACTGTTGCGAACTCCTTACCACTGCTTCCAAATAGTGTTGAGACATTCTTTTTTAGGAATGACTGGACCAAGGTAGCTGCTATTGCTGGTTCTACTGGTAATACAATCTACATTACTACTGGTGAGAGTGCATAATGTCAGTGCGGGCTGGTAATGCAGCCGTCGGCAGATTTGGCGGTAGAGCAATATATACCCCTTCTGGGGGAGCTGCTCCAGTAGTTACTAATAATGCAATTGTAACTAATAAATTACTTATTCCAACTAGCCAGCAAAGCGGATCTGTAAACTTTGCTTGTCAGAAACAACATATGGCAACTACGCAGGGAGCTATTTCTGCGTTAGTATTTACAGATATTCACTGGACTATGAGTACCGCTAGCTGGACAATACAAACACTAGCAACTACTTATAATTTTACTAAGTTTGTAGAATACCCTCAGGGAACATTCACACAAGTTTTATATAGTGGTGTTGGTACTGCTACTTTAAACAGTACGACTAGAACTATTACTAGTGATGCCTTAGCTATTTCAATCCCAGCTGGTGCTACCTGGTGGGAACACACAATTAATGTCAGCGGTGTGCTTATTGCTCACACTGAGTATCCAGCAGCTGCCTCTGTCCTTGGTTTGACGGATGGTAAGTATGCTAGTGGTGGAACACCTTCTCATCAATCTACTGGTCAGGCATCTACATTTATGTTTGGGTCTGTCCTGATTACTGGTACTGTTACTGGAGCCGCAGCGGCCAAGTCTGTTGTCCTATTTGGTGACTCTATTCTGTGGGGTGCTGGCGACGTTACAACTACTGGTACTCAGGGTTCTAGTGGACCATGGGGTAGAAATCTTGATTCTGCTGGTATTGGGCATTTTAGATTTGGTGTTTCTAGTATGAAAGCACAAGATATGGCTGTAATTATATCTTCTGCTAGTGCTACTTATGCTCCTTTACAGACTCTTCTCCAAGCGTGTGCCACACATGCGATTATTGAGTTTGGTGCTAACGATTTGTCTTTAGGAAGTAGAACACAAGCACAATTACTAGCTGATTATACAACCATTCAAGGAAGTTTGACTAGTAAACAATGGGGTCTAGCTACAATTACCCCACGTACATCGTCTACAGATGGTTATGCTACTGAAGTTAACCAAACAGTTAAGACCGACGGTACTTGGTCACTTCTTACTGGAGTTAATGCTGCTATTAGAGCTAAACCCAGTGGTTTTACTTATGTACCTGAATATGCTGATGACGTAATGACTTCTCGTGATTCTGGTATTTGGAAATCTTCTCCGACCATAGGTTTCATACCTACAACTGATGGCACACATCCTACTTCGTTGATGGCCGCCTACCTTTCCTCCAACCTAACCATTCCCTTACCATGACAAATGATGATGAAACTAAAGAAGTAGTAAAAGAAGCAATCAAGGAATGGATTGATAATCAAGTAAAAAGTTTTGGATGGTTTGCCATCAAAACATTAATTGGTTTAGCTGTGGTTGGCACCCTTTATTTAGCTTTTATTGGAACAGGACACTTTAAATGAAGAAGATTGGATGGCCTGGGCATGGGTGGAAATTTACATGCCACGTTTGTGGAATGTGGTATCCATCAACTGAAATTCAAAGACGCTGGGATGGGCTTATGGTCTGCCCCAAAGATTATGAAACTCGCCATCCACAAACTTTAATTAAGGTTAGAGGCGAGAGAGCCTTTCCTGATTATGTTTCCAAAGATGGTGTAGATCAAGATGTTTTTTTCTGCGATATCTTTAGAGCTTCCAGTTATGCTGGAATGGCAGCTGCCGGATGTGCTCAAGCCGGGCCATACATGAGAACTTATCAATTCCTTTTAGATTTGTCTACTAATGGACAACCTAATGGAACATTTAATCCTAATACTTTATAGGAATATTTATGGCAACTTCTGGTACTTATTCTGTACAGTATTCCAGGGATGATCTTGTTACTGCAGCTCACTATAAACTAGGTGTTATTGCGGATGGTCAAACTCTCAATACCACACAACTTACTCGTGGGACTATGGCCTTAAATATGTCCCTGGCTTTACTAAGAGCTAAGGGTATGCCTTTATGGGAACGTAATTCTTATACATTTTCTACTACCTCTACAGTAAGTTCCTATGATATAGGAACTGGTAAGACATTCAATACTCCATATCCTTTAAAACTTTTACAATGCTATAGAACAGATACTGGAACCCGTATTGATATGGATGTTGAATCTGATTATAACTTTAATCAGCTTCCAATTAATAGCACAGGTATTCCGCTTAAGATTACATATCAGCCTAAGGTAAATTATGGTACTTTACGTCTTTGGCCCACTCCTGATACTACTGCTGCTTCTAGCACTTTTACTATTGTATACCAACAGCCTTTTCAGTATTTTGTTAATTCTACCGATACTGCTGATTTCCCAGAAGAATGGTATCTTCCGTTAGTGTACAGAACTGCTGTAGTTCTTGCTCCAGAATGGGGTATTCCATTGGGGGATAGAAATATGCTAATAGGTGAGGCAGAGAAATACACAGATGAGGCTTTAAGTATGGGTAGCGAGGATGCTAGTTTATTTATTCAACCATATACCCAACAAGGTTGGGGTGAAAGTATGAAGGGATAATATGGCCTATACCAAAAGCCCCTCTATGGACACATACAGTTCTGAAGATATTGATATCACCCGTGAAATTACCTCCAGAGCTGGTAATGTCCAAAATAAAGATGAAGATTACTTAAATGTCTTCATGGAAGACAGTATTAGTAAAGCAGCCCAAGATAACAGACAGTTTATTGTAAAGAGGGCTGGTTCCAATTCACTTTTAGCTAGCGTGGCTTCTGGTACTATTCGTGGTTCTCTGTATTGGAGAGACCAACAAAGACTCTATTATGCAGTTGGTTCTAATATTTACGTAAGAGACTTTGGAGCAGGAACCACAACTACTCTAACACCAGGCGGCGCTTGGACTTCTTCTGGTACAGTTGGATTTGCTGAATTTGAATTTAATAATGGTACTACGGCTTTAATAGCTTCTGATGGCACCAGTTTAATTCAAATCAGTACAACTAATGTTATTACATTCTGTGTTGATCCTGATCTTCCTAGTCCACATGATCCTAATATCATTTACATTGATGGATACATACTGCTGGTAAAACTGAATACAGCAGATATCTATAACAGTGATAATAATCTTCCTTTATCCTGGACCGCTGGTAACTTTATTGATGCTGAAATGGAAGCTGATTATGTTACTAGAATTCTAAAAGTTAATAATTATGTTGTTGCTTGTGGAACAGAGACTATGGAATATTTTTGGGATGCTGCTATCGCCACTGGATCCCCATTCCAAAGAAATGATACTCCTGTTAAGAGAATCACCTTTTTATCGGCCTATGCTCAGGAACAAAATAATTCCTACTTTGTAGGTAAGGATCTCAACGGAGATTACCAAGTATACAAACTCTATGAGTTCAAGTGTGATCCTGTTGGTACACCAACTATTAGTAGATATCTTAATAGTCTTAATACTAATTATACAGGATGGACAGGAGCTATTGTAGCATTCCAGGGCCATCAGTTCTACATGCTTAATGCTGGAACTGTGACCTATTGTATGGATCTAAAAACTGGTCTTTGGACAAGAATGGCATACAAAGGAAATACCAATTTCAATATTGGAAGATCCCACGGTTTTGGTACTACTAGTAGTAACTCTAGTATTTTTACTTTGAATGATGGGACTTCTAATTGGTATTACTTTGACGAAACAATCTATCAAGATAGCGGTGTTAACTTTAATTGTGTAATAGTCACTGAAGCAGCTGATTTCGGAACAATGAATAGAAAGAATATGGCTAGATTAACTATAGTAGGAGACCGTCCTCCTATAAATAGCAATATTCTCATTCAGTGGTCAGATGATGATTATCAGTCCTATAATGCTGGTATAAACACTAATTTAAATCAAGATATTGCCTGCATTCGGCAACTAGGAAACTTTAGGCAACGTTGTTTCAAACTGACGCATTCTGATAATACATTATTTAGAATTCAAAAGTTAGTTGCTGATATCAATAAAGGAAATTCATGACTAACAGCACTAATTATATTAACGGAACAGTTATTCAGCCTGCATGGCTGAATGATGTTAATGCTGCTATATATAATAAATATCCTACTGCTGAATCTTATGGCGCCCTGGGAGATGGTACTACTAATGACACAGCTGCCATTCAGAATTGTGTTAATACTACTGGTGGTGTTTATCTTACTCCAGGTAAGACATATGTAGTTGGATCTTTAGTTCCACCTGCTGGTGGTATGTACCTTATTTCTCAAGGTGGTGGCGGAACATTAAAACTTGCTGCAAATACCAATGACCATTTAATTAAAAGTCAAACTAACGTTTTGGTTTTTACTTCTATGGTTAATTTTGATGGTAATAGAACTCAAAACAACGATGGATCAGTCCATCCTGCTGTAATTTTTAATCAGCAGGGATCATTGGTGATGTTCGGTGGTACAGTTCAAGGTGGTGTTCACGACCAGATCCTTAGTGGTAACGTTGACTATAACTTTAATAGTGGTGTGTTCGCCCAATTGGTATACCTTCAGGGTGTTACTGTTAATGGTGGAACGGCCGCTACATTGAGTCAGGATGGTCAACCTCCGCAGGATTGCTATAGAATTTTTAGAACTAAGACAGTTCGTCTTCTTGACTGTAACTCTATTGGTGGTTTATCTGGTGCTCGTATCGGATACTACAACGATGATGTCTCTGTTATTGGTGGTCATTATCAAGACTCTTATGGTGACGTTGGTGTCACTGTGTATTTCACTACTAGGTTTGTTGTTCAGAGTGTAACCTGCACTGGACACTTCCAACATGGTATTGAGATTGATGCTGCTAGTAATGGTGTAATTTCCAACTGTGTTTGTAAAGATAATGCTAGAAATGGTATTCTTCTTACAGAGTATGGTCCTCCGACAAATAGCCCATCTTATGCTGGTACTTATGATGGTATTACAACCTCTTATCCCAATGTTTATCCTAATAGAGCTGTTCTAGTTTCTGACAATGTGTGTAGAGCTAATGGTCTTGCTGGTATTAAGCTTATCGGCCAAAACTCTGGTACTACAGTTAGAGGTAATACTCTGGATAGTAATAATACCACTAATGATGTTAATGAGTTTGTTGGTATTTATATCTCTGGTGGTACTCTCCTAACAGATAACGTGACACTAGGTCAGAATACATTTATTAATTCTGGAAATCAAACAGCTTCTGTGTCTCAGGCTAATGTTCAATTTAATACGGTAAGCGAAGGTAATATCCATATTGGAGGAACGAGTCAGTTCATGTTTGCTGTACAGGGACCAAAGACTGATCTTCAAAGAGGTGTTCTCTCTGACACTACTCGCTGGTCTGGTACTACTGGAACTATGGTAGCAGATACCTCATCACTTCAGTTTGGTTCTGCTAGACAAATCCCAGCATCGAGTGCGGCGATTGCTACAATAGCAGCAGCTCCTGCCGGTGACAAATTAGTTGTAATTCAAAT